CGGCACTGATTCTTTCCGTATAGCCTGTAAACGGCATCTGCCATCTGGCGGAATTTGCCATATTAAGAAGATAGAAGTATAAGATTGTTTCTGTCTTGGAAAATGCCCTGTATCCGTTATCCCTCCAGAATAGACTGAACAATTCATACAGGTTCATAATACAGACTATTTAAGTAGGTCTTTTTGGATCACATAGGCGATTGCCTGCCGGTCCACTTCTTCCTGTGGTGCTATGCGTATCCTGCGGAGCCATTGATCAAGTTCGTCCTTGTCAAAGAAGCACAGTTTGCCGTTTGGTTTGTAGAAAGGAATCTCCTTTTTCATCATCAGTTTATGCAGATAAGACTTTTTCATCCCCAGATATTCGGCAGCTTCTACCGTTGTCAATAAATTGTTTGTCATATGATTCTATTTTATAATTATTATTTCCGTTTCAACAGCAAACAGGTTTTTGAATGCTTTTTCTTTCCTTTTGCTCTGTTGCAAAATTATGCCTATTCCCAAGTGGAACAATGTGTACGATTTGTGGTTGGGGGCAAAAAACAAATAAAGCCATATCGTTGTTAATCAACAATATAGCTTTATTTAATTTGTTAAAAGATGTATATCTCTGTGGTCGCTCTGTAATTCTGTGTGGTCACTTCACAGATTTTGCCTTTTCGATGGCTTTTTCGATAGCCTTGACGAATTGGGCATTGGTTTCTCCTGTTCCGGAATTGAGGGCATCTCTATAATGGGATTTATAGTACCCGGGACTGATTTTACACTGTTCCAGCATGTGTTGTATCCACTCCTTTGCTAAAGATTCATTCATTATCTCTTTACTGACGACATACAACAGGTAACAGACACGGCTGTTTTCACGATGACGGACAACAACAGGCCGTGAAACTTCTTTCAGGTTCATGAAATCTACGAAATCCGTACCTTTCATGTATTCAAACTGGTTGCCGTTGCAGATCTTGTACAGGCTGCAACAGATGGTCAAATCTACTATATCAAATAGTTTGGCCGTTTCTTTCAAGTACAGTCCTGTCATATCTTACCTTCGGATTTCAGTTCTTCTATATCTTTGATAATGCTGTCTGCAATCCTTTTCATTCGGACAACCAGCATTTCAAGGTATATTATCTCAAAAAAATAAAGTTTGGCTGTTTTCTCACGTTCTGCGGTGTAAAAGCGGTATGTCTCATCACTCTTGGCTTTCTCTGCTTCATATCTTGCCTTTACCTCCTCGGATTCTTTTTCTATGGCCTTGTAATCGTCATCTTCAGGATTGAGATAGTCCATGCGGACACTCAATTGAGAATACCGTTTCCATAGTTGTGAAGCGGAATATGCAATAGAGTTATATTCCTTTTCAAGCGGCTTGATATGCCTGTCGCAGACTGGTTGCGGATTATAAGAGCCAAATATATCCTCGTGACTTTCATATGTGGCAAGGAAGTCAGACGCAGCGGCAGACAAGGCTTTTGCCTGTTCCATGAGTATTGCCGGGCTGTCGTTTAACTCTTTTTCAGCCGAGTTGATTATACTGTTTATGTCTTTGTAGTCATGATAGAATCCGGAAAAAACCAGATTTTCCTCAAAGGTCAGTTCTGTATCTTTGATATATTTCAAAAGGAGCCTGTTTACTTCAAGCAACCTTTCAGTTATTTCAGCAATATACATCTTTATAGTGGGGTTATGTAATCAATACTAAAATTCCATGTCACCGAATGCATCGTCTATAAGACTGACTGCATCATCCTTTTTCTTGTTGATGATCTTCGCATATATCTGGGTTGTTTCCACCTTGGTATGCCCAAGCAGTTTGCTTACAGTGTATAAGTCAACTCCCAAAGTCAGCATCATCGTTCCGAAAGTATGTCTGCTGCAGTGGAACGTTATCGGCTTACTTATTCCGGCGGCTTCCATCCATGGAGTGATATATATCTTGGTGCAGATCTCGCGCGGAAGTTTAGGGAAGATAAGACACTCATCACTCATGTTACCTTTTTCCGGGAGCCAGCCGATGGCTTTCTTGGATATGGGAAGATATATGGGTGTTCCTGTCTTCTGCATCAGCTTGTTCAGTCTCCACTGGTCACCGTCCTTAATGAGATCCTTCCATCTGAGCTGACGGATATCGCTATATCTCAAACCGCAATAGCAGGCGAACAGAAAAGCCTGTTTGATATGCTTATGGAGATTTTCCGTTTCTTCAACTTTTTTCAATTCATCTATTGTCAGGAATTCCCTTTTGCTTTCTGGTACCTTTATCTTGTCCTGGACGGAAAGCTTGTTTATGGGATTTTCTGATATGATGTCCTCACGGACTGCCGTGTTCAAGGCATTACGCAGACAGGACATATAACTGATTATCGTGAATGTCTGAACCTGTTTCCCGCTACGTGTGCGGTAGTCATTTTTCAAGAAGCTCATGAATCCGATGCAGTATTGCCTGTCAATTTTGTTGAGCGGAATGTTTATATTGTATTTTGTCAGCACATTTATGGTCTTGTGAATCAGCTTCTGGTCTTTGATACCCTTCTGTGCCTGCTTCTTCTTGAAAGTTTCCATCCAGGCGGCCAGTGTCTGCTTGGCTTTCAGTGAAGTATTCTTCAGACCGGCCTTGTTGTTGGTTATTTCAAGAATACGGGTCATCTTTATGGCGTTGGCAGCCTGTAGAGTGGCTTCGTTTTGAGCCTTTGCCATGGCTCCTTTCTCCGGTATCAGATACAGTTTCAGAAACTCATAGCTGCGCTTTCCGTCCACATAACAGTCCAGATAAAGTGACTGTACTCCGTTGGCCAGATTCTTTACACGGAGTCTGACGGGTTCCTTTGTGGATTTGATTGTTACTTTATTTGTCATATATATGGGGATTTATAGTTTGTTATCTATCAACCGGACTGCATCGTCTTTTTTCTGACTGATGATTTTTGCATACCGTTGTGTGTGTTTGATACTGGTGTGCCCCAAGAGTTTTGATACAGTATAAAGGTCAACACCAAGAGTAAGAAGCATGGTGGCATAGGTATGCCGGGCCGTGTGGTATGAAACATTCTTGTTCATGATTCCGGCTTCCTTTACCCATGGCTTCAGATACTTTGAGAGAGCATAGGGAGTCAGATCAGGAAACACATTGCTGCCAGCATTCCTTTCAGTGTCCGGCAACCATTTCAGTGCCTGTCCGGGCAGAGGAATATAAACGACATTTTCAGTTTTTTTCATTCTGGTAGCCACTTTCCATGTACCATTGTCACTGTAGATGTCTTTCCATTTGAGGGCTCTGACATCGCTCAGGCGCAGTCCACAATTACAGGAAAACAGGAATGCACGTTTTACAGTTTCATTTCCGCACCTTGCTCTGATAAGCTGCTTTACTTCATTGATTGTAAGATATTCCCTGACAACTTCGACTGGCTGTATCTTTTCAGACGACGATAAAAGGGAAAAGGGATTTGTAACAAGTATTCCTTCACGGACGGCTGTGTTTAGGGCTGTATTCAGTTCACAGAGTATATTGAATCCAGATTTGGGGCTCAGACATCTCCCATCCGACATTTTGTATTCAGTCTTAAGACAATTGGAAAAACCGATGCAGAAAGACTTGTCAATCTGACATAACTCTAAATCTTCACTGTATGTTAAAAGGAATTTTTTGGTTCTTGTGATTTTCGATAGTTCTCTTACACCTCTGCTCTTTTGGATTGTATAGTATTGATCCATCCATGAAGATAACATGATGGGGGATTGTCCCGTATCTTTGATGGAAATATATTTATCCGGTACCGGGTTCTTTTGGAGTTCTTTAGTACGTTGCTTCCTGAGTTTTTCAACCTTGTTTAAGGTTGCACGGTTTTTTCTGATGGAATTGTCATCCGTCTCCACAAGCAGGAACAAATCAGGAAGACGTTCATACGTGCGCTTTCCATTCTGGTAAATCTCAAAAGATATGGATTTACGCCCGTCTGCCTTGGTAGTAAACCGGACTTTTACGGGATCTTTTGTATATTTGCCTCTGTCTCCTTCCATCACTTCTAATTTTGTTACAGCTACAAAGGTAACACAATTCCCCGTATTTATCGCAAAAACGAGTAACAAAATTACAGCAAAAATAAGCTATTTAATAAAACGAAAGGAATCAAAGGTAATTTTATAAGTATCTATAAATTAGCATTATGAGTTGCTTTTATTTCTGTTTCTTTCTTTTGATTTTCGTATTTAAGGTATTAGGCTCCCCCATAGTGTTTATTACTGGTAGACGGGCAAGCCCGGTATGGATGATAGCTTCACTTCAAATAATGCAGATGCTGTCCGGTTTCCAGTGTACATACAAAAGGGAGCATGGCAGATTGCACCTGTATGATGAAACCTGCCATAGCTTTGCTTTATTCCAATATCTACACCTCGGCATTAAAGTAAAGCCGGGAAATGTCACAGAAAAATGTCACACCGGGATTTAATGGCATA